CAAGCCGGTAATTAGGGAAATATCCGGCAAAATCACAAACAAAGGTTTGTTTCTTATCGTTGGTTATTTCTGTAATATTGCCGCCTTCCTGATTACAAACACAAACAGAACACCGGCCAACCATTTCTTTTAAATGTTTGGGATTGATAAATAATTTTAGGCCGTCAGGCAAAAGCCCGGATGTTTCAATAATTACGGGGTATTCTTTTAATGTACGCCCGTCAGAAGCAACTAAAGCCGATTTGTAAGGATCAAGATAAATATAATTAAATACCGGTCTTAGAGGATCTTTTGTTACTAATTTAGTGATATTTAGATGTTCCTTTGTAATCCACATATCAAAGGAGCAAACAATATTTTCGCGCTCTTCTATTTTGGTAAACCTTGTTTTATTGGCTTGTTTGGTGCCTATCAGCTTTTCAAATTGCCAAACAAGATTAAAAACCTGATCCACTGGAAAGGAACATTTAAAGCTGTTTATTTGTACAGTCCTAAAATCCGTTATATTTAGTTTGGCATCAACGCAAAGATATTTTATATTTATCTCGTTACCGTTGGCATCTTTCAGTTTTGCAAGCTCCGCGGCGGTATAGGTGCCGGGAGCTATTTCTATTTCATTTGTAAAAACGTCGTTTGCTATTTTAACCAATTCGGCCAAAATGAGGCCGTTAAATTCTTTTTCATTCATAACATTAAATAGTTAGATATTTTACACCAAAGTAAAAGCCTAAAGCAAGGCAAAAAAGCAAGTAAATAGGAAGCAGCCAAAGACCGCCAAACACGCTAAAGCAGATTAATAAAACTACTATTAGCCAAATAATTACGCCCACCATGTTAGAAAGTAGGGTTTTCAAGCTCTTGCAAAAAATCTTCCTCCGTTATACTCTCACATATATTTGAGCCATCAACATAAACACTAAATCCGGTTGCGGTACGGAATACTTCTAATTTGTGCGTTTCTCCGTTTGGGGATTCTATTATATAAGTAGTCATAATATAAAAGTTTAAAGGAATGCCGGAAAACCGTCCGGCGCGGTGGAATATTTGTATTATTCGTTTATGTTATGCAAATTACATTTCCAAACGTGTTTAGGAAATGAACCGTCTTTGTTAAGGCTAACAATAGATGTATTATCCCCGTTATCCTTTATTACATAAACTATAAGTTTTCTAAATCCGTATAATCCAATATGATATAATATCTTTTTCTCCATAAATTTAAAATTTGTCTGATTGATCATTTTTATTTATGAAGTCTTTTAATTTCTTGGGATCGGTGCCGGAGATGAACACCACGGCACCGAATAAAAGCAGCATTAAACAAAACATATTCTAACTATTTAGCATTATAATAAATGTTTGGTTCTGATGTTACGTTATATATATAGCTTCCACAACGCACCAGCAGCGCGGCAACGCCGTAATACTGTTTTTTCATTCCTCTAATACTGCCGGATTTATGAAAGTTCGGGAAACGGGATATATTCACCCGTTTTCCTTCTTCTTTTGTTATTCTACGTACTTTCATAAGGCTATTTCATTTTAAAAGTTATGCCAACAGGTAACAAAGAACGGTTAACACTGGAAACGAATTTATTAAAATCGTTCTCCGTTACTTTTGTTTCGTAGTCTTTCCAATTAAAAACAAGCTCGTTACTATGATCGTAATATATCACATTACTAACTGATAACCCGGCATCAAGAACGGCCAACATAACCCGCTTTTCATTTTCGGCCTTTTCTTGTTTCTTTTCACAGTTGTTAATTATTTCAGCGCGTTTTTTCTCGTATGCTTTGCGCTTTTCTTCGTCTTTTCGCGCTTGTACAGCTTCATGACGATAATAACCATCGTTTATTCTGTTAGTTATAGTTGTACGTTCTTCGTCCGTCAATTTCAAAGTAAAACGTTCGTTTTCCGGCTTATATGGGTTTTCCCATGTTTGCCCGGTTAACTCTTCCAGCTTTTTTAAAGCCTCGTTAGATTCTCTTTTCCAGCGTTCAACGATACCGAGCATATAAAGGAGGTATTTAAAGTATTGTTTATCTTCTGCCTGATGAAGCAAATTATATTCCGTTTCCGTGATACGCAAATAGTTAATTGCAGTTTCTTTGCTGCTGTTCGTAATATGGTAAAAACCGTTTTCAACTGGGTACATTGGCGCGCCGTAATGATTAGACAAATGAAGATCAACGAACATTTTAAACTGTGGGAAACGCTTTAGTATTTCTTCATGGCAGCAACCACCAGCACACCAAACGAAACGCCCGTTTTTGCGTTGTTCGTAAATATCCGCCGTTATACTCCAATCGCATATATTATTTTTGCAATCATCAGCCAGTAATATTTTAACATTGATTTTAAAGGTTGTCCCGGCTTGAATATATCTTTTTGATACTGTGTAACAAAGTCTATTTGTAGTTGTCATAATACAAAATTTAAAGGGTGAATAATGAAAGTAAGAAGTAACCCGGAGCCATGACAGCCCCGGAAAAATAGTTATTATTAGAATTTAGAAAGATATTCCACGCATCCGATAATATAGGCCGCGTGTTCTCTTGCCGCTTGTTCTTTTTCTTGCTTGGTTGCGGTCTTATGATCCTGATCGGAAAGCATTTTTGCAGCCATCCGGACGATCTTTTTCATAGTGGAACAGTTTGCAAGATATTCAACGGAAGGAGTTAAGCCGCGGTTTACTTTTTTCAAAAGTGTATTTTGCAGCCATTCAGTAAGCGCGTAAATATCGCGAGAATTGCGAATATAGATAATTAATAAATCTGTGTTCATAACGCAAAATTTAAAGGGTGAAACTTGGTTTGTCTTTGTTTTTCCCTTAACTTTGCATTTAACGTTGTGGAAGACGTTAACCGATAAACGCAAAGTTTAAAGGGAGGCCGGAGAAGTTAACGCACCGATCCGGCTTTTTATTAGTATGAAATCTTTTGAATACGATCAAAAGGAATTAATAACGCTATGTGCTTATCCTGATAGTGAATCAATTCAAAACTATTTGCCGTTGATAGTCTTATAATAGCGGCTTTTTTCGCTGTTTCTTGAAACACATCAAAATGAACCTTTAAACGGTTGCAACAGTTTGTACCTTCTGGGGCTACATGTACGGCGTTTAACGTTACATTTTTGTTTTGTAAGTTTAGTAATACTTCCATGATCTTATATTTTAAATTAAACATTCAACCAAAGAAGAAGTAAAAACGGGAAAGTGTGGAAGACGTTAACCGTTTATCTCCTTTTCTGTATTACAAAGATACGAATAATATTTGTAATACAAAACAAAATGTATCTTTATTTTTAAGTGAACACTCCATTTTTGCATTTATTAATACTTGTATAATATATTGATTATCAGTATATTATATAACAACAAGGGCATAAATACAAAGCATTTAAGAAGTAAGGAAATATTTATAGATGTAAACATCTAAATATGCTTATTTGCTTTATTTATAGCCTTTGTTTAACTTTGTAGCAAGTTACAGAGCGCGAGACGCCAATATAATAAACCCTTTTATATCGTTTTATATGGTGTACAGTAAGCGCGTAACAGATTTACAGCAAATTTATCAATTAACCCCGGATGATGTTTTCTTTTGTATGCTTGTCGCATCCGGTGCCAGTCGTGGCGAAGCGTACGCAACTATATTTAGACCACGATCCACCAAAATAGAAACGGCGCAACGCGGAGCCGCCCAGCTTGCAAAGGATAAACCCGGCATTAATAAATTGATACGGTCTTTTGAAGATAACCGCGCCGCCTTCCTTCCTGACAATGATAGCCCCAAAAGCAAGAAGAAAAAGAAAAGCACAGAAACAGAAGAGGAAGAAAAAGCCGGGAATGTTGTACAATACCGGGATAAAGACGCGGTTTTATCAGGTCTCGAACAAACCTTGCCTTATTTGAGGGGAAAAGATCGTGCGGATGTATTAATGAAAATTGCCGATCTCCAGCAAATGAAGAAGGACGAAAATACAGAAGAAGAGGAAACAGTACATTATTATCTGCCTTTGCAGTGTTATAGATGCAGCCTTTTTATAGCTGATCGAGCAAAGCGGAAAGCAGAAGAAGCGGAAAAGCCGGATTATATTTAATATTATAGGTATAATATAAAGAGAATCAAGGCAAAGCGCGGCTTTTCTCCTTCTTTGCCGGTCAACTGGGTAATGAAAGCAGGGAGGGCACCCCCCCCGGCTACCCAAGACACCAAGCA